CCGCGCGCGACCGCGCGGCGCAGGAGATCGGGCCGACCTACTCAGGCCGCGCGGTGCTCGATGAGCGGCCGGACCGCGCGGAGGACGTGGGCGAGGAATGGGCGCGCACATGGGCTGTGCTGGACTCGATCACTGGCATCGTCATGCGCGACGATACGAGCGGCTCGCCCGTCATCCGCCGCACCTACACATGGATGCTCTCGGGCCGCACCGCCATCGACCGCTGGAAGCGCTGGGCGTCCGCGCGCGCGGGCCGTCTGTCTGCGCTCTGGCTGCCGTCATGGGCGGACGATCTGCGGGTGGTGCAGGCCATCGGGTCGGGGGACACGTCCATCGTCGTGGAGGCCACCGGGTCCGCGCAGTATGTGGGCACATCTGCGCTGCGCCCGGCGCTGCGCATCGAGACCACGGGCGGGGCCGTGTACCATCGCGCCGTCACCGGCGTTGCCGCCGTCGACGCCACGAAGGACTCGATCTCCATCGACAGCGCGCTCGGCGTGGCGTTGCAGCCCTCAGACTTGCGCCGCGTCATGTGGCTTGCGCTGGCGCGGCTGGAGTCGGACGCCGTGGAGATCGCCTACGAGTCCGATTCGGTGGCGCGGCTGACGGCGACTTTCAGGCTGGTCAAGCAGTAGGCGCCATGAGCTACCAGGGGCAGGAATCCAGCGTTTCGGGCGGTGCACCGCGCGAACTGTATCGGTTCGCGCAGGGCTCAACGCGCTGGCTGCTGACGAACCTTCCGACCTCGTACACGTACCAGGGCGAGACCTACGAGCCGGCCGCCGTGCGCCGAGGTGCGCCCGAGGTCGGGCAGGACATCGCGCGTGCCGGAATCGAGGTGAGGCTACCGCGCGACCACGCGCTTGCGTCGCTGTTCGTTTCGACGGCGGTGGACGCCTCGGTGTCGCTCACGATCTACCGGATGCACACCACCGACTCGGCCAGCGAGGTAATCGTCTACTGGCGCGGCCGCGTGGCCGGCGCGAAGCTGAGCGGCTCCGAGCTTGCGCTGCGCTGCGAGCCGCTGCTTGCCAGCATGCGCCGGGTCGGGCCGCGCGCCCGCTACTCGCTCACCTGCCGCCATGCGCTGTACTCCGTGGGCTGCGGCGCGTCCGCGAGCACCTTCCGGGTCGCCGGCACGGTGCAGACCGTCTCGGGAAGCGTCGTCACAGTCAACGAGGCGGGCACCAAGCCCAACGGCTACTTCGTCGCCGGGATGATCGAGGTCGGCTCCGTGCGTCGCATGATCGTCGCGCACAGCGGCACGACGTTGACACTGGCCGCGCCCATTGCTGGACTGTCGGCTGGTGCATCGGTGATGATGTACGCGGGCTGCGACCATCTGCTTGCGACGTGCCGCGACCGGTTCAACAACGTCGCCAACTTCGGCGGCTTCCCGTGGATTCCGCAGAAGAATCCGTTCTCGGGCGACGCCATCGTGTAGTGGGACGCGCGCATGTGGCATTACGTGGTGCTGTGGATCGTCTCGGCGGTCGTCTCGTGGGCGCTGGCACCGCGCCAGCGCACACCGGACGCACAGCCGGGGCAGATCGGAGACCGCGATATTCCGATTGCCAGCCAAGATGCAGCGATCCCGGTGCTCTTCGGCACGCGCGTACTGTCGCAGCCAAACGTGGTGTGGTGGGGCGATGTCACGGTCGATCCCATCCAGCGCAGCGGAGGCAAGAAGTGACCGACGGGCTGATCGTGCGCATCGAGCACGTCCGCCGCGCCGGCTACTGCATGCGCGGGGCGCGCCGATGGGCGCGGTCGCATGGCATCGATTGGGGCCGGTTCGTCACCGAGGGCGTGCCTGCTGCCGTGCTGCGGGCCACCGGCGACGCGCTGGCGCGTCCGGTGATCGCTGCGGCCGAGTCCGAGGCATGGACGCGATAGCGTGGGGCGTTGCGGTGCTGATGCTGATTGCAATCGTCCTGACGATCATCTGGTGCCTGCGCAATGGGTAAGAAGGTCACCGTCGGCTACTGGTACGGGGCGAGCCTGCACATGGCGCTCGCGCACGGCCCCGTCGATGCGCTGACGGAGGTCATCGTCGGCGACCGCAGCGCGTGGACCGGCAACCTGACGGCAAACGGCACGATCACGATCAGCAAGCGTGATCTGTTCGGCGGCGAGGAACGCGAGGGCGGAGTCGACGGCACGCTCGACGTGATGTTCGGGGGATCATCCCAGGCCCCCAACAGCTACCTGCAGGGCAAGTTCGGAGCGTCCGACACGCCGGCGTTCCGTGGCGTGACGACCGTGCTGTGGCGCGGGCTGCTCTCCGCCATGAATCCGTACATCAAGCCGTGGCGCTTCCGCCTGCGCCGCATTCCGTCCGGCTGGTACTCGGCGAAGGCCACGATCGGCAGCGGCGACGCGAACCCGGCGCACATCGTCCGCGAATGCCTGACGGACCAGGAATGGGGCCTTGGTTACAGCGCCACGGACATCGACGACACCAGCTTCACGACGGCTGCCGATACCCTCTACAGCGAGGGCTTCGGGCTGTCGATCTTATGGGACCGCGAATCGACCATCGAGGACTTCCTCGCCTCGATCATGCGGCACATCGACGGCGCGCTATTCGTCCATCCGCGCACCGGGCAGTTCACGTTGCGCCTCGTGCGCGATGACTACACCATCGCCAGCCTGCCGGTGCTCGATCCGTCCAACGTGATCGAGGCGTCCGACTTCTCGCGCCCGGCGGTCGGCGAACTCGTCAACCAGATCGTGCTCACCTACCGCGACGGGCCGACCGACAAGGACGCGGCGACCACCGTGCAGGACATCGCGCTTGTCGCCGCTCAGGGTGGCATCGTCTCCGAGTCGGTCGCCATGCCCGGCATCTCGCAGGCCACGCTGGCGGCGCGCGTGGCCGAGCGTGAGCTTCGTCAGCGCGGCGCGGCGCTGGCGCGCGTCACCATCGTGGCGGACCGCAGCGTGAGCAGCCTGCTACCGGGCGATGCGTTCAAGTTCAGCTGGCCGGCGTGGGGCATCACCGAGCTGGTCATGCGGGTTGCGCGCATCGCCTACGGCGACACGGCCGACGGGCGGGTGCGCATCGAGGCCGTGCAGGACGTGTTCCGGCTGCCGCAGGCGAGCTATGCGGCCACGCCGTCGTCCGGCTGGTCTGACCCCATCAGCGCACCGGCCCCGTGCCCTGCGCAGCTTGCCTACGAGGTGCCGTACTGGCAGATTGTGCAGGACGTGGTGGGGGAAATCCCGTCGATTCTCAACGACATCGACCCGACCGATGGCATGGTGGCAGCACTTGGCGCGCGCCCGAGCGCCGATGCCATCGACTACCACGCATGGGCGTGGGATTCGTCCAAGTCGGCATGGGCCGACCGTGGGCGTGGCGCGTTCGCGCCGACTGCGCTGCTGACTGCGGCAATGACGCAGGGCGCTGCATCGGTCACCGTGACGCTTTCCTCGGCGATCGATCTGTCGCGCGTGGCGGTGGACGATCTGGCCATCGTCGACAACGAATGGCTGCTGGTGACGGCGGTGAATCTCGCCGCCAGCCAGGTGACGCTCGCGCGCGGCGTGCTCGATACCGTGCCGGACGCCCACTCGGCTGGTGCGCGCATCTGGTTCGTCGTGCCGCACTACATTCAGCCAGAATACGTCGTGGGCGAAACTGCGCAGCTGCGCCTGACCCCGAAAACCGGGCGCGGCGAGCTGTCGGTTGCCTCCGCGACGACCATCACGCGGACCATCCAGCAGCGGTTCATCAGGCCCTACCCGCCCGGCAACGTCAAGCTCAACGGCACCGCGTACCCGTCCTATGTCGCGGGTGATCTCGCCATCACCTGGGCGCGCCGCAACCGGGTCACGCAGACCGGCGCGCCGGTGCTGCAGACCGCAGCCGACATCACCCCCGAGACCGGGCAGACGACTACCATCCGCATCTACGGCGGCGCGAGCCAGAGCACGCTGCGGCGCACGTACTCCGGCCTGTCCGGCACCAGCCAGACGTGGACGCTCGCCGATGCTGCCAGCGACGGCGCAGCAAGCGACGACCGCATCAAGCTGGAGATCGAGGCCAGCCGCACCGATGCCGATGGCACGTTCGCGAGCCTGTACAAGCACTCGATTACCGTTGACCGCGCAGGCTACGGGCTGCGCTACGGGGAGTACTGGGGCGGCGCATAAAGGAGGACACGCAGGATGCCATCGACCGATCCGAATCTTGGGCTCAGCTACGGCTGGACGCTCGGCGAATCCGGCTGGAATACCGGCATGGACGCCAATCTGAAGCGCCTCG